GCATTGGGGTCGCTATTGGCAGGGGCATCAGCACTAACGATTGGGGCATCATATGCCTTTAATGGCAAGTTACCGAACATAGACAATCCGCAGGAGGACGATTGGATGCAGTTCAAGGTCGGCAAAACGTATTACAATTTTTACGGCCCTTTCTACACATTGTTCCGCACACAAGCAAGGATCACCGACCATATACTTAGAGGCGAATTGCTTTCAGCAGGCGATGATGCGAGGAAATACCTCTATGGTAAGGGGAGTATCCCGATCAAATTAATCCCGCCAGGAGTGAGCCTAGCCACTCGTGGTGTGGCGTATGATTACGGTGACACGCTTGCGTGGACAGACCCTAAGGGTTTGACTGTGTCCGCTTTTGAACGCACACTCATGCCTATAACGCTAGAGGAAATAGTGACAGGGCTCCTAGAAGGACGCCCTGAATCCTTAATGGACTTCTTTGGCATCGTGGGTCGCCCAGACTATGAACAACTGGCGAGAGAAGCCGAAGGAAGCCCGCGACCTATATCCATTAAACGACCTCGCACTTCCGCAGGAGGCACAGGAGGCACAGGCCCTCTGGGCATCGTCGGTACGCCAGCGCCTCAGGCCGAGCGTGTTAGGCGAGCAACCAGACGAAGGCAACCTAATTGACACAAGGCGCAAATAATGGTATTTAGTACACAGCATAGAATATTTTGGCAGTCCCACAGGGTAAGCCAGAAGGAGATGCAGTAATGGTACAGCTTGGCGAATTAGGCGGAGACAGCATCAGCGACTTGGAAGACAGTCCAGTGCAAGAGGTTCGAGAAGAATCTCAAGCAGAAGAGGTGACTCAGGAAGCCGAGGAACCTGATGATTATAAGACTCTGTACGAACAAGCACAGGCACAGTTGGATCGTGAACGGGTAGCCAGGGAGAAAAACGAACAGGATCAGCGCAGTCGGGACATACAGCTGGTGAAGCAGCGTCAGAAAGACGCTCTCCACGCCGATACCCACAAAATGGTGACACTCCTCGTTAAACGCCTCAATACAGGGGAAATCGACGATGATGATGTTGAATCAGAAGTGGAACGCGGCGTCAACGAAATCTACAACGCTGCTGATGTTGTTAATATTAAGGAAGACATGCGTTCCCAGATGGTTGCCATGCAGGCCCAACTTAAAGAAGAAGGTAAAACTCTTGGCCTTGGTGAAGAACTTGAAGACCCCAGAGCGGAGAATATTACCGCCATGTGGAACGAGGCAGTACAGGCATATCAAGATGGCAAGTTTGATATTGCAGAGGTTCGCCGACGAGACACATTAAGAGAACTGGATATCGTCAAGAAAAGCCTATCTTCACCTCGTAAAACAGGGATGTCTCTTAATGAGCGCACTCCTGCCAGCGGTGGAGGCCAGAGCGATCAAGCGACATGGGACGCCTTTGGGCGAGGAGAAATCCGATGGAGCAAACGTGTGGAGGAAGCAGGCAAGCGACTGGATTATTTATGATCCTCATGCCTGACGACCTTCAGTAACAACTTTGTTTAAGGAGAAACGCAATGCCACAGAGTGACAGAGGAAGAATTGAATTATTCAGTGATTTTTACACTGAGGACAACATAGCCAATACAGCAGAAACCCGTAGCTATGGCCCATTCGTTGTGGGAGGGCAGGGCAATGCAGAGACAGACGCTGGTGTGCCAGCAATAGCTGGTATGGTTAGCGGTGCTGCTCGTATCACAACGACCAACGAAGATAACCACTGCACAATGGTAGGAACCGCCACTGGGTTCAGTGCAAGTTTGATGGGGCCAATCGTTTTAGAAGCTCGCGTTCAACTTGATAACTTGGATACGAAAGAAGTATTTTTTGGCTTGAGTGATATAGACCCCAATACCCTGAATCTTGAGGGAACGCTAATACACGGCGCTAGCACAACAATAACCCTGACTGCTAGTGACTTGTGTGGTTTTCTTTTGTCGGCGGAACTTACCGACGATGAAGACTGGCACATGGTGTACAACGGTGGTTCCACCACAGGTGAAACAGATTCCACTGCAATAGACGCTGACGACGATGCCGTCGCTGGCGAATGGCAAGTACTACGCCTAGAAATAGACACCAATGGTACGGCACGATGGTATATAGACGGCGTTCTAAAGCAAACAAAGACAGGAGCAGTATCAACAACCACCGTTATGGGTGTTTGCTTAGGCGTTGAGGCCAAGGGTGCTGCTATTGAGAACCTAGACGTAGACTACTTGCTCGTACAGGCCAATAGAGACTGGACAGCGTAGTAAAGACTTTTTGATAAGGAGGGCCTACTAATGGCCGCAGGAAATACAACAACAGGATCATTAGCTGACAGCCTTGATACGATTGCTGCAGCAGCTAGATCAAGAAGACAATTTGACGGTGTTGTGCCACAACTCGTTGACCGTGTAGAGCTAGACGCCAACACGGGAACAAGCTGGAGGGAAATTCTGCTTGCTAATCTGTCTGCCCAGGCAGTAACAGAGAACACAGTGCTCGATAACCCACAGCTATACGACGATTCGGCAATCACCATAACGCCAGAAATGGTACAGATACAGACTTTTATCACGGACAAGACCATGCGTAACGTCAGTAGCAAGGTTCTTGCAAGGATGGGAGCTATGCCTGGTGAGGCAATGATGAGGAAGAAGGATCAGGATGGCTTAACGGCTATGGATGCTTCTACTCAGTTGGGTGCGGCAGGCACCCCAGTACAGACAGGAGATGTCGCTTCTGCCAGATATCGAATTACTTCTAATGCGACAGAGCCAGGCCCCATGCCCGTATCAGGTGTTTTTCATGGGTTCTGCATCAAAGACTTCTATGATGAGTTAATTGGTGGTGTAGGAACATACCCAGTGCCTGACGGAGCAACGGCTACCGTGTTCCAGGGTGGCTTTAATCTGCCTATTGCAAACGTAAGCATCTTTGAGGATGGCAACATCAGCATTGACAGCTCGGATGACGCCAAGAACTTCGTATTCTCCAAGTCTGCATGGGTATTGGTTGAGGGCATGAATATACGAACAGAGCCCAAGCGTGAGCCACACATTGGTGGTGGCGGTAACAGCTTGTTCTTAACAGACGAGTACGCATATGGCCTACGTTCTTCTAACTGGACATTTGAGATTATAGGAGATGCTACGGCACCAGCCTAAAAAGGTTATGTCTAACACGGGAACAAATCAGCCAGAGGCGGGGGTTGTCCATTTTCGGATGGCCCCTGCTTCGGGCGTAAATGAAATAACGACAGTCGTCACAGACGACGAACCCTGCTTTTCATTGAGGGAGACAAACAAACCCACAACCAACGGGCAGGGTCGGCATAGGTTTCAGGAACTGCGTATTGTACGACGAGACGCTCTGGTCACAGCATATGTTGATTTAGGGCCGTCATACATGTTCAGGGCAGACCCTCTGTTTATACCTGGGGGGCAGGTGGTCAATGGTCGTGGTGAAGCATGGCATACAGTTGCAGAATTACGGGAGATTGCTGAGGAATTCAGAAGCAGACCTGTGCATCGAGAGGTAGAGCCCTCTGATTTACAGTCTGCATTCCATGAGATGGCTGAGGAACGAAAGAGAAGACGAACTAATCAATCGACCTTTGGAACATTAGGACAATTAGTAAGGAGTGATGCATGACAACGACCAACGAGACTAGCAACACAGCATGGGAACAGGCAATAGCAGAGCAGACAGAAGAGGCTCCTAGCAAGGGATTACAGGAAGGCGAAATTCTCTCCACCAACTCGGATGAGTTTGCAACGAGGGTGTCGTCCCTAAGATACAAGGGCTACCTTCCCTACTGGGATTCTAAAACGGGCGACTACAACGAGGGGCCTCAGTATATGAGGTGGCAGATATCTCAATTTACCCACGCGGATGGCTCACAGAAGTATACTTTTACTGATCCGCACATTACGCCAGACCACGGACTGGACTTGTTCTGCCCTCTTAACCCTGACGCTCCAGAATATCACACTATTAAGGCGATGGGCTTTGCCCCATGCCGTAAACAACATATTCCTCATCATGATGCTGTTGATGCTCACCTACAGAAATCACACAAGAGAGCATATGCGGCACTTGAGCGATCAAGGGCAACCGCAGCACGAGACGAGGATCGGGAACTGACACGGGAAATGCTCAGAAGTAACCACACCCTGATACAGACGCTCGCGTCTCAGGCAGTCACACAGCCAACCCCTGTTGCTGTAGAGGAAAAAGTAGCCACAGTGTCAACGGGCATTTGTGATAATTGTGGCAAGGACTTCACCAAGGCCACAGAAAGTGCTACTATGATGGCATTAATGGCACACGGGAAGGCGTGTAAAAAATAAATGGAGGTCTAGAGATGGCAGGAAGAAATCCAAATCCAAAACATGTTGTTAAGCCTAGTGCTACTGCTGCGGACACTATAAGTCGTAGCATTGCGCGAGATGTAACTCAGGTATCTGTCTTGGCAGTCACTAATGACGCGAATGACTTTATCACGCTTCCGCATTTAGTAAGCGTACCAGAGGGTCACCGTATCACCATTTTGTGTAACGCAGGAGGCAACTTCGAGTTGCGTACCCCTGTTGCCAGTGGCGAGGAAATTAACAGCGAGGACTGTGACGGCACCAAGGAATATCTGTGCACCGACACACAGGTAGTCTATGTTACAAAAATCAGTAATACGATTGGGTGGGAGGCTAACGCCTATACCGCCATTGGAGCAGTAGCAACTGCCGTCGTTCCTGACTAATAAGTGCAATAATTTAATATATCCTTCTCCCACACAAGAGGTCTGGATGGGCTGGATAGACCAAGGAGGAAATCATGCCTACAGAAACTATAGGTGCTAATTTAGGGCACCAAAGAAGAACAGGTGCCGCAAGTGGAGTGTCAGGAACCACAACTGCTGCCTTTACTCCATTCATCAAGGGTACCGAACACATCAACCTTGAGCCAAGGAACTTTGCCAGTTCCGCCGCAATCATCAAGTTCGCCTTCTGTCCTTACCTGGTGATCCTTAAAGCGGATTCAGCAGACGGACTAGGCGGTCATCTTCAGGACAACTCTGATGTTGCACAGGACGGCTCAACAGCTACAAGTGTAAACCTGTCTAGCTTTACATCTGGCCGTGCACTTTATGTTGGCTCTGCTATCCCGTTCAGGGGTGCTCATATTGACGTAGACGGGGCTAACAGCACTGGGTCTACAGTTATCACGACTTCTTACTGGAATGGGGCAGAATGGGTAGACACATCTGATACAGACGGAACAATCTCAGGTGGCATATCTCTTGCACAGGACGGGGCAATTACATGGACTGTACCTAGTGCATGGCAACTATCTACTCTAGTCAAGCTGGCATCAGCCGCGGGTGTATCCCTCGACTCATCGGGCCAGAAGTACCAAGACACAAATATGTACTGGACAAAGTGGACATGGAATCAGAACATGGATGCTGCTGTGACACTGGATCATATACTCGGCATTAACGAAAGCACGGCGTATTCTGAACTAACTGCCAGTACAGCCTTTGAAGGCAGAATCCATCATGGCCTCGGTTCCAATGGGACTGGTGGCATTGAGATGCTCACAGACACAGGAACAGCCAATGTTCTTGTAACCTGTTCTGCAATGAACGGATATTTCAGTACGGGCACTGTATCTTAAAGGAGGCATGATATGGGTAGATATTCACTAGGTGGTGCCACAGGGGATATTAACGCTACTACTGTAACGGTAACCGACAACGAGAGTACAGATGAAAGCAATGCACTTGTTTTCGTTGCTGACGCTGATGTCGATGGGGGTGATGTTGGGTTAGAGTCAGATGGCACATTAACCTATAACCCCTCAGACGGCAAAGTAACGGCGACTGGGTTTGTCGGGGCTTTAACAGGAACTGCTGACACGGCCACTGTTGCAACAACGGTAACCATTACAGATAATGAGAGCACAAGTGAAACTAACGCAATAATCTTTACGGCAGGCGGAGCGAAAACTGGTGGCAATTTAGGGTTAGAGTCAGACGGAGATTTACATTACAACCCTTCCACTGGAACCGTCACTGCAACTGAACTAGCCCTTGCGGGTTCTGCGCATTTTGATTCAAGCCCAGCAGATGAGACAGTGAGTGGTATTACTGCCACCTTTACTGCTGGCGAAGATTTAGTGCGAGGAGAAGTGGTTTACTTTAAGGCTAGTGACAGTAAGCTATGGAAAGCAGTGGCAAGTGCAGCAGGCACAATGCCCGTACTGGCTATGGCCGCCGCTGATATTAGTGCCGATGCAACAGGAGTATTTCTTCTGCATGGTTTCCTGGCAGATAATGGAACATTTCCTGCATACACAGTAGGTGGAACGATTTATGCACCAGAAGCAGAAACGTCTAGCGAGAACGTACCAGAACAAACAGCACCAGATTCTGATGGAGATTTTGTGCAGGTGCTTGGCTTTGCGGTTACTGCCAACAGTCTTTATTTTAACCCATCCAACGATGTAATCGAGCATGCATAATGGCTGTAGGAGTTGAGAAAGTAAACGGTATTGCTTTCGCCGATATCGAAAAGATAAACGGCAAGACCGATGCTAATATTGAAGCGATCAATGGAGCAGGGTTTGAAGCCGCATCCTATGGCCCGCCAGAAGTGGATGCTACTAGTGTTGCAACATATACGACCACTTCTGGCTCAATGACATGCGCTCACACGACAACCTCAACAGCAGGACGGGGCTTGCTGGTCGGCGTGTACGAAAGATATGATGGTAATTTGCCATTCCCACCAGACGATCCAACTGGCGTCACTTATGATAGCGTAGCTATGACCAAACTGGTGTCACAGAGTAAATCCGAATGCCGCCTGACTGTCTGGAGTCTCATCGCACCCAATGCAGGGACTGCCAATATTGTTGCAACACAAGCTAATGCATCGGATGGGGCGAGCGCGATAAGGGCGATTACGTTTACAGGTGTATCCCAAGGGGTAGTGCGTGCAGGGTCATCTTTCCATGCTCAATACTCGGATTCGTTTAACGCAGCAACATCTATCTCCAGAACCTTAAGTGGCGGTGATGTGGATGACGCCAATCAGTATTTCATTGATTTTATTATGTGGGACGGTACAGGCTCGTCGGCACAAGAGGAAGGCGCACTCCAGACCGAGTTCCCATCTGCGCCAACTAGTGATGCGAGTGCGAGTTACGAGGAAGTGGGTGGCGATGACTCAATCACTATGTCATGGTCGTGGACAACTAGTACAGCAGGTGTACATATAACGTTGAAGACAACATCGGATACATACAGCTAAACGATCGGAGGTACAAGATGTCGCAGGACTTGAGAGACGTAGTTATTACTGAAACGCCTCGTGTTGTTGTGGTAGTCCCAGACAGGAGAAGGGCAATTCCAGCTGGTATGCAGGCATACGTCACAAGCTACTGGAATCACTACACTGCGTTGCCAGAGACGTTCACTGACGATGGCGGAACAACTTACGTTTGGCAAGATATATGGCATGTGTTCATAGACAACGACCTTTTTGGGATAGACGTTGGCGTTGGAGCATCAGGGTCGCGCGTTACTGTGCGTACACCAGAAAACTATCCGTGGAATAATGCAGCACTCCCTTAACGGGCAATTCTTAGGTAGAGGAAAATAGATAATGGCTACTACAAGACAAAATTTACGGCGGGGACTGAGTGACCTGATGGGTGATTTCATACGTGATCCTGATGGCGCAGTGCCAACGTGTAGCTCACAGGGAGGTGCCTCTGGCGTTACTGCCATTGACGCCCTGCTGAGTTATTATGAGGATGATTATTTCAATGACTGGTATTTTGTATTGCCTGTGGGGCCAACATCAGGTAGTACGGCCTATGAAGTCACAAGGGTGGCGGATTTCACCCAGAGCACAGGAACACTAACACTGGAGCCTGATGCTTCCTTA